CAACGACATTCTCACTGGATTGCAGATCGGAACTAAGACCGAGACGCAAGCCAAGGTGCTGCTAGGTGGTTTGGGTCTAACTGAAACCGAAGTCACTGCCCTGCTTGCTGATTTCACTGACGACGGCGTTGTGAATGGGAGTCCAGCGGCATGAGCAAACGGCCAAAAGTCAAATCTTGGAAGTCCGACACCAAGCCCGAAGAACGGATGATCCAGCGGGCGGTCGTAGTAAGACTTGAGACCGCTGACCAAGACGCCAAGACGTTTGAGGCTGTGATCGCTTCCGAGCATCCTGTGGAACGGTGGGACGAATCACGGCGTGAAGTCGTGCAAGAAATCCTACTTACCAGCGGACTGGAGTTTCGCGACGGGCGAAATCAACTTCCCATCGTTGACTCGCACGACAGATCAACCGTTCGCAACGTCATCGGCTCGATTCGGAACATCCAAGTACAAGGCGATGAAGTCGTTGGTGTGCCGATGTTTGCACGCGATACCGACAGCCAAGACGCCTACCACAAAGTACTGGACGGACACATTACAGACTTCTCGATCACGGCAGATCCTATGGAGATCGTCGAAGTCGAGCGTGGTCAAGTCGCAAGATTTGGCGACCGCGAAATCACTGGACCGGCCAACGTAGTCACACGGTGGCAACCTTCTGACGCCTCACTTGTCGCTGCGGGTGCGGATGTTCGTTCAAAAGTTAGACGCAGCTACGAGTTATCGAAAGGAATAGCCAGAGCTATGACACCTGAAATGATCGCGGGTTTAGTCGCGAAAGGAATGCCGTCCGACCTTACCGATCCAGACCAGATCATGGCTTGGGTTATGGGTAACTTATCGGCTGGCGAAGAACACACTGAGGCACCCTCCGAGGTCCAAAACATGGACGATGAGGAAAAGCCCGAGATGCAAAACATGGACAGCGAAGAAAAACCGGAAATGCAAAACATGGACGGTGAAGACGAAGACAAAGTCGAAATGGCTTACGACGAAAAGAAAATGAGTCGCAGTCTCGACGCTGATCAAATCGCACGTGCTGAACGCAAGCGATACAAGGAAATTCACGCACTTTGCACCAAGGCAGGGATTGAGCGAACCGTCGCTGACCAATGGAGCGAGGATGGCGTATCTCTTGATGTGGTTCGCGAAAAGGTAATCGAACGAATGGCCACCAATGCCACACCGTCTGGATCGTCGGCTGGTGCCGACGTTCGCGTTACTCAATCGGGTGACGACAAATTTTACTCTGCAATGCAAGGTGGCTTGCTCATCCGAGCACAATCATCTTCTCGCGTTCGCACGAAGTTTGAGGTCGCCCCAGGTGCCGAAGACTTCCGCTATATGAGTCTCAAACGAATGGCTGAGGAATTCCTTCGTCGCCAAGGTGCTGCAACTGGTCGGTTTTCCGATCCTGAGATCGCGCGGGCCGCAATGGGCAATCAGTCCATCTTGCAGCGAATGGGAATTCGCCGCGACTATGCTTACCACACCACGGGATCTTTCAGCAATCTGCTGTTAGATGCTGCAAACAAGACTTTGCTTGCGGCTTACGACGAATCCCAGTTCACTTGGTCGTTGTGGGCTCGCCAAGCAACCAGCGTTGATGACTTCAAGAACATCAACAGAATTAGGTTTAGCGAAGCACCGGACCTTGAGGAAGTCCCAGAAAACGCGGACTATCCAGAAGGTGCTATGAGCGATTCCAAAGAATCGTATCAGGTATCTAAGTTCGGCAAACTATTCACCGTATCGTGGGAAACAGTCGTCAATGATGACTTGGATGCCATTGCTCGCGTTCCAGCCATGCACGGCAATGCAGCACGCAGAACGCAAAACAAGAAGGTCTATGAAGTTCTCACCAGCAATCCGTTGATGGGCGACGAAGTTAACCTGTTCGGATCTCACACCAGCGGTTCCAACACTTCTGGCGCTGCAGCAGCTCCGAGTGTCACAACGCTTAACGCGGCATTCGAGGCCATGCGATTGCAAAAGGGCCTTAACAGTGATGCGATTCTCAATATCGTCCCACGGTTCCTGATCGTTCCAGTGAACTACGAAGCGACCGCTTTGGAACTGGTCAACTCGATCAGCTACAACGCGGCCAACAACAACGAAGGTGTTCGCAACATTTACGGTCCACAAGGCCCGCGAAACCTCACCGTGATTGGCGAGCCTGTCCTGGATGGAAGCAGCACCACCAACTGGTACTTGGCTGCTGATCCAGCACAGATCGACACGGTTGAACTGACGTTCCTTTCAGGCGAGGAAAGCCCTGTGCTTGAATCCGACTGGAACATGAAGAACGACACTTACGAATACAAGATCCGTCAGACTTTCGGGGTTAAAGCCATCGATTGGAGAGGCTTGTATCGCAACGCAGCCTAATCACTAGGCAGATAACATCAGCGGTCCATCTTGGGCCGCTGATTTCCCATAGTTCCCACGGACTCAATCAGAGAGGAATCTCAAATCATGTCAGGTATCCAAGACTTTGAAATTTACTGCGACGACTTCAATGGAACGGTCGCGGACTTCCCGACTTCGGCTGATCCAGCAACGCCCTGGTTGGTGGATGACACCAGTGCTTCGGGTTCTCCGACGTTCACCAAGGGCACCAGCGTTGCCACGCTGAAACTGGCCTCTACCAGCGAAGTTGAAAACGTCTGCCTCCACTTCGGAGATGCACTCGACTTCGACATTGACGACCTACAAAGAGTCGAAATGAGACTCAAGTTGGACGTTGCGTTCACCAGCGGATCAGAGCTTGTCTTTGGCGTTGGATCGGCTCGCAATGACACCACAGATAGCGTTGCGGCACATGCCTGGTTCAAGATGGTCGGTGCATCATCCACAACCCAAGTCTACGTCGAGACGGACGATGGATCTGTTGACGATGACGACAACGACACCGGCGAGACGCTTGGTACTTCGTACAAGCGGTTTGTGATCGATTTCACTGGCGGCAAGTCGGATGTGAAGTTCTACATCGACGGCAAGCGAGTTTTGGCAGGCACGACATTTAGCCTTGCTAGCTACTCAGCAGGCTTGCAGCCGATCGTTCAAATCCAGAAGGCCGCTAACACCAACGTCAACGGCGTGGTGGTTGATTACGTCAAGATCACCAGCAAGCGACGCGCTGCCTAATGAGTTTGAATGATCTTGTCAAAGATGATGCGTCAGCCGTTTTTATGGCGGCTGGCGGTTGGCGAGAGTCGGCAACGTACAAGCCAAAGCTTTACAGCGTTGGCGATACGCGAGCCAATCGCTCAATCAACATCATCATCGACCGGCAAGAGATAACTGTTCTCTCAGAGGATCAGCAGGTTCCAGCACCAGTCTGGCAGATCGAAGTGGTAAACGATTCGACGCTTGGTATTTCAAGCGACGAAATAGACCTCGGTGGCGATGTGTTGAGTTTCCCGCCGAGGGTTGGAGAAGCAGCACAAGACTTCACCGTTACTCGTTTGCTCGCACACGATCACGGCATGTTGTCGTTGGAGTGTAGGTAAGTGGCATTTCCTGTAGTCGAACAAATCGCTGATGTGATCGTCACGCGGCTAGTTGCGTTGCAAAACGATATCAACGCCGAAGTGGCTGTCAGCGAAGTTGTACGACCGACTAGATTTGCGAACTACACACCGAAAGACAATCAAATCGTCATCACGCAAGGCGACAACGAACGTGTACCGGAGCTAGACCACCCTGGCAATCCACCAGCAACGGCACGACGGCAACGGTTCAATATTCGTTTGCATGTCATGCCGAGCGAGAAGGATACAACGGCTGTTGATGAGCATGTAAATCTGTTTGCTGCGGAAGTAATGCAAGCAATTACTACGCCACAGGCAACATGGCACAACTTTGGAGCACTAGCGATCGACGCGGAGTTTGACAGCCATGAACCGATCGATTCAGACGGAAGTTTTGATGGTGTGAATATCCCGTTGCTGGTGACGTATCGAACAAGCGAAAACGATCCTTACACGGTGAGGTCGTAATGTTAGCAATTCAAATAGATGACAGAAAACTTAAGCAATTGCAAAGGGTTTTGCGCGAAACACCGAAGCAAATGCCAAAAGAGTTAAATAAGGCAATCAATAAGACGCTGAAAGGCGTCGAAAGTAATGTGGCGAAAGCGGTAACCAGTGAAATTCGTGTTACCCAAAAAGTTGTGAAAGAGTCGATCAAGAAAAAGCGATCTTCTGCCTCAACGCTAACAGCCACAGTAACGCTCAAGCAAACCACCAGAATACCACTCCGAGAATTTGGTGCTCGTCAAAAGAAAAGTGGCGTCAGTTACAAGATCAGCAAAACAGGTTCACGCAAGACTGTCATAGGAGCCTTCCAGGGTCCGCGTCCAGGCGTAATGAAAGCAAGTTGGCGTGGTCGTGTGTTAAGCGAGTTGGAAGACAACGCTTGCCTATCGTGCAGTTAATGGGGCCGTCACCGTGGGGCGTTTACGTCAAAAAAGTCAATGATCCAGAAATAAGGATGCAGGCTCAACAGCAGTTGACCAAAGAAATTGACAAACGGATCAGATACCTGAAATTGAAACAATCGGGCCAAATTTAAAAGGAAAGATGATCGATGCCATTACTGAGACGCAAAGCAGT